CATCTATTGTGTTCCAAGCCTCAGTTATTGGTGTCGTATTCCAGCGCATAGCCACTTGACTAAATGCAACTGGTGAAAGATTTAGCGTTACATAAAGTTGATTAAAGCTGACAGACCAAGACCAACCCTCAACATAACCCTCAAATTCACCACCTGAGATCTGATCTGGAAGGTTTGTTAAATTGACTGGCATCCCCATGAATATACCAAGCAAGGCATCTCGGTCAGCATTGTCAATTTCTGGGTTTGTTACTGGGAATGTGATGGTGTCAAATTTAGGTAATGGGTAGGCTCTTTGAGCAATATAACGATCAGCCACAGCTTGAGCATCCACAGCAGAATGCAGCACGCTATCTATGGATTCGGCTTTGTAACCATATAGTGCAATTGAAGTCGCATTACTTGCTGTTTTTTGTGAGCCAAAATTATTGCCATAATTGATGTAGATGTCATTTCTAATATCACCAGATCGGGTGGTAGTTTTTAATCCTTTACCGATTGAATGGTTAGCATCGAGATCCACATAACCATTGGTCAATAGATAGTTTTGTCTGTGGTCAGCATCATCATAATTAATGTTGCCTTGATTGTCCTCGTAGATCACACCAAATGCTGAGTTGGCAATTAGGGATGCGATGTTGTAAATGGTGTCAGGGTTGGCTGCTCGATTTTCCATTGTGTAAAGTCCGGGAGTATCAATCTCACCTAATCCAATATCACCGGCTTGCGCCCATGTTTCGGTTGCATTGTATCCAGCCCATGTTTCAGCAGCTGGTAATTCATTCCAAGAAGCCAATAACAAATCATCCAACAAATCAAGAATTTGGTTGCCATCCTCATCTTGTGAAAGAACACCATCTGTAATGGTCTTTTGAAGTTTAGCCAATGCTCCAACCGCAATTAAGGTATATCTGATTTCAGTTCCAACTGCTCCTGTGTTGCCAACTTCAACTGTCAAATCTGTAATGTTGCCACCAAAAAGGCTTACATAAGTATTGCTTGAGTTTTTAACCTGTAAAGCAATTCCATCATTTACATTGAAATCATAGGTTTGATTGTTCAAAGCCACAATTGTGATCTGCATGTAAGATGCAATTGGCTGAGAATAAATATCTGTTCGACCAGCATTATGGCTGAGATTAGCCAGCGTTACATTTGTGTAATCAGTTCCATTAACTGTTAGTTTCCAACTGGGAGTAAATACTGTCATGGCACAAAAGGAGTATAAACTGTTCCGCGAGAAGCTGATTGATTTTGCACATCTGTGATAACTCTATTTAATCCCTCTGGATCTACTACTGCACCAGATACATAAATGTTTGTTGTATTTCCACCTGCTTGGCCAAATGGACTTCCAACTGGTTGCTGAGCAACTAAAGCATTTGCCTGATTTTCCAATGTGTTAAATTCAGCAGTTAATTTACTGAATTGTTTTTTAGCAGCTGATTGACTAATGCCACCAGTAATAGTTTGGAATGTCAGTTCGGTAAATTTGTCCTGAACGCTTACCAGTCTTTCAGCCAAATTCTTTAGACTTGTCGCTCCGGCAATTTCGGCAATTGTTCCGCCACCGCCACCTCCACCGCCGCCTCCACCACTAACACCACCACCAAAACCACCGGCACCACCGCCACCGCCACCTCCACCGCCGCCGGCAACACCAGCACCAGATCCAATTTTGTTGATTTGTTGAATATCTGATCCAGTTTTAACAAGGTTTAATCCCTTGATTACTGTATTGATTGCATCAATAATGAAATTTAATACTGGAGTTATAGCACCAACAATTGCCCCAAACGCATCAATAATTGCTGCCGCTGCTTTTGCTCCAACATCAAGCATGAAGCCAAATACTGTTTGCACAATAGGAAAAACTTTATCTTTCATCAATAACCAAAATTCAGTAAATGTTTCTCTGTTTTTATCCAAAGCCTCTTTGATTATGTCAAAAGCATTCTTAAATTTTTCAATAATAGGAACGCCATATTCAAAGATATAACCAATTAATCTTTCAATAATAGGCAATAATGCAAATCCAACAGCTTCTTTTGCTTCATCAAATCCTATCTTTAGGCGATCAATGCGACCTTGAAAAGTTTCAGCATTACGGCTTGCTGCGCCGCCATAAAGATCTGAAAGCAACTTTGTTTCATCTTTGAAGCTCATTGTCTTGGCTTGTGCAGCTGTAATACCAATTCCAAGTTTTGCTAATTGAGTGTCTTGTCCATTGTAGGCTTTAGATAGGGCTTCAGTAACAGCACCAAGATCTTTACCAGTTCCCTTTGAAATATCAATTGCTAGGTTTAATAAATCCTGTGATTTAGTAACATCACCGGTCGCAACGCTTAATCTCTGGAATGCAGGGCGTAGTTCATCATCGGCAATACCGACTGCTAATGAGGTTTGGCTAATGTAATCTTCAGTTGCCTTTATTTGGGCATCAGTAGCCCCTGTGGCGGTCTTTAAGGCACTTGCCAGTCTTAACTGCGCAGCCTCATCCTCAATGGCTGATCTGACCCCATCAACGGCTAATTTGGTGGCATAAGCAGCGGCAGCAGCTGTGGCAACCGCAAAAGCAGCACCAACCTTTTTGCCAAAGTCATTAGCCTTATCACCAAAACCTTGAATCTCTTTGTCAGCTTGTTTTAATCCTTTTTGCAAACCATCAATATCGGCTGCAAGGGCAAGCGTTAAGGAACGATTACTATTCGCTGCCATCTGACCACTCCTTCATTACATCTAAAATAATTTCCTCAAACTCTTTAATTAAGGTTGGTTGCAACTCTCTTATTGTTGGATAAATAAACCAACCTCTTGAGCCCGGCCCTTTAGGCATTGGCCCAGACCATCTTGGGAATTGTGGGTATCTGCTAGAACCAAATTCAATTGCTGCACCAATACCATTACGCTTTCCTTTTGGATCGTTACGAGTATTGAATTGAGTTGTTGCGCCACCTGAAAACTTTTGTCCAGCAAAACCAAATTTAATTTCACCAAGTAATGAGGAGGCTTTTACCTGACCACCTTGTGCAATTCGATCAGCTTGTTTGCCTCTTGATGCAGCGATCCTTCTAATTTCATTTAATTCTTTTTGAGCCAACTCTTGAACTTTACGCTTGGTTTCTTGCGTAACAGTTGCATCCATCTTGCGAATAACTCTTGCAATTTTGTTGAGTTCGCGTTTGTCATAAAATACTGAAGGTTCGGTGCTAATTGCCATTCTTTGCCTCCAGTATCTCTAATGCTGTCATTATGTCGTCTGCATCAACCCATTCACTCATTGGAATCTGTGTGGCAATTGCCAACTGAACCAATAACCTGTTTAGGCTTCCTGCTGGGTGGCTTTTGGGTTTGCATCACCAACAATTACATCAGTAACTGTTTCACACCATACTTCATAAGGTTTAACTGTTTTACCAGCTGCTTCGCGCTTATGTGCATGGTATGCCAAAAACATTAAATCGGATATACCCATTTTCTCTTGGGCTTGACCAATTGTGTTTCCGGTTGATTTTTCCCATTTTTGCCACTCTGGGGGTTGGGCAATATAGGTTGCTTGTTCCCCAGAGTTGTATTCAATTGTGATTGGTAACTTCATTGTTTGCTCCCGTTTGTTTGATTAAAGTGATTCTGTAACTGCGCCCTTAGATACTTTGAAAGTAAATGTTGCAGTTTGTGCATCTGGTGCTGTTCCGCCAACTGGTGCTGGATAAGCTGGTAGGCAATCAAATGCAAAAGTGTGGCCAGATGTTACAGTCATTGTAACTGTAAAAGTGGTATCTGGTGCGCTATCTGCTGCGCCCCATAGAGCCTCACAAACTGAGTTTGTCTTGCCCCAGTCTGCCAAAATCTCCATTGTGAATTCTGCTTCAACATTGATTGTCTTGTAAGCCTCACCATCAAGTGTTTGGTAAGTCTGGCGATCGATTGTTTTTGTTAAAGTCGCTGAAAGTGCTTGCGCATCGATGTCTGTTCCGAGAGAACCTGAAAAAGACAGCGAAACATCGCGACCAGTAATTACTTGGGTTGCCATGATTTCTCCTTAGATTGTTCGTGTGTAGTAGGTGCTGACTCTGACATCTGCGATGAGCAGCGTTGATGCTCCAACTTGTGTAACTGTTGGTCTTTCGACCGAACTGACAATGTATCCATTTGGAATTACTGCCAGAACACTTATGACTAACTGCTCGATATTATCGAGGGAAGCAGGATTGCTGTTATATGCAACTGCAACTGAGATTGTAAAATTAACTTTTGCACGGATGTTTGATTTGCTAATGGTGTCAAATTCCAAATATGGTGAATCTGGAACTACCACCACAGCTGGAGGAATAACTGTTTCTGGCACAAAAGAATAAACATTTCCTGCAACGCTAGATAAAGCAGTTGCTAATGGTGTGCGAATTTGTTCAAGAATTGTTTGGTTGGCCATTTATTGACACATGCTTTCGGTGTCAATATAACTGCCTAATATCCCAACACACTTATTGAAGAGCGATCTCCCCATGCGGAACGGCGTGCTGGTGAAATCGACACCCTCTATTTGTCCTCCGCCTGCAAGTCTTGCTTGAAAGACTTCGACTGAAACTGTATAGACGGCTGATTGAACAGCTGCATTTCCAACATAAGTTGATCCGCCAGAAAGGGCAGCAACTCCGGATGGGATGACATTAGCTTCGAGTATATCGGCATTAGTGATCGATTGTGAAAAGGTATATTGTCCAAGATTATCTGCCAACACAACTCTTGTTCCGTTGTAAGGTGATCCGCATCCTGTGATGACAACTGATTGTCCTTCGGTAAATTCATGTATTCCTAGTGTAGTGAAAGTGGCGACATTATCAGTCAGCGACACTTTTTCAATTGGTGCTTTGAATGTAACTAGCATAGGCAGGATGACCGATTCAGCCGTGTCTATTATTTGATTTAGATAAGTGTCATCATAAAGAGAAGAAGATACGCCAAGCACACTTCTCAACTGACTGGCAGTAATAATTGTAGGCAAAGCGCACCTTCCTCTCTAGACTCCCATTAATGGATGCCTGTGATCGGGAGCAACCACAGGCACTCAGTTAAATTACGCTACTGCTAGATAACGGAAAGCAGTTGGGTAACGATTAACTACTGCTGCATAACCATATAGGCCAATTTCGATACGGCCGTTCGCAACAATATTGGCACGAAGCTCAATTGTTGGTGATTCATGGAATCGCATAGCTGCTGATGGATAAACAAGTGCATACTTATCGCCAGCATCGTTGCCTGTGTAATTTGGATCAACTACAAGTGAAAGTCCTGCGACTGTTCCTGCTGTTGAACCTTGTGACATTAGACCTGCTGCGTTTTGTGGTGCTGCTGCTGCGAACAATGGACGGTTTGAACCATCTACTGCGCCAAGTAATCCAGCGAAATCAATTCCATTGATGCCAGATCCTGGTGCTACTAATAAACGGTTTGGAACAAAACGCATTACACCATAAGAATCAGAAATACCATCTGCAATTGACTTGTAGATTGTTGATCCTGTTGATGCTGCTGAGTTTTGTGCAGCGATGTTTGCTGCATAAGCATCTGTCTTTTGTGCGTAAGATGCTGCTAACTCACGAACTAGTAAATCAGCAAATGATCCGCCTGAAATTTCAGATCTGTCAAATAGCTCAACATTTACCACGTTAGCGCCCGCGAACTTGACCACAGAATTTTCCTGATAGGTAACAGTTGTGTCTGTTGATGAAAACTCTGATCCTTCACCAGTTAAAGCAACTGTTGCTTGAGTTCCTAAAACTGGAGTAAAAATTTTCATGCCAGTTGGAGGAAGTGGAGCGCGCTCAATTGAATCAATAAATGGGCGAGATGCATCGATAATTCCAATTGCATCGCGTAGGTAATTTGGCGGAACAGATCCTGTGTTTTCAGAAACTGTTGCAATTTGTAATGCAGCAACTAAATCGCGTGCATCTGTGTCGCCTTGAATAGCACGAACCTGTGCTGATAGATATTGTCCTGCTGTAACATTTGTATCAACGCGTGGCTTTGTGTATGCCATGTATTGTGCAGTTACAACTGGAGTTTGTGCCGCTTCTACCGCTTCGGTCGCGATAGGAGCTTCAGAAGTAATTTCTGACACTTTGTTCTCCTCTTTTGTTGTATCCTCAGCGGCTGCTTCGGAATTCTCTGGTGTTTGACTTGCTGCTACTTCAGCCACTCTTGCGCTGTCGATTGCCGGTTCAGTTACCAAACTGACCTCTTGTAAAGAACTTTTTTGAATGCGTAATACACCTTCTACATTTTTCCATTCATTAATTTTTACACCAACACTAAAGCCGTCGCGTAATCCAGTTGCTGCCTCCTCCAAAGCGTCATCCGCAGAAAAAGTTTTCGCCAGACGGAAGGTTGCCTCTAAACCTGTATCTGTTGCAGTTATATCAACAAGTTTTCCAAGTGGCTTTGTTCGCTCATGCTCAAGCAATAATTTGACAGGCTTTGAGAAGTCAATGCTGTCTTTTTCAAATACTGTTAATCCTGCGCTGGTAGAACCTTGTTCATCCCATGTAACAATCTTTCCTGAGATTGTTCGCTTATTGGTGTCAGCAGCTGTTATTTCTATTGGGAAATTAATCTTCATCGGATTAAGTCCTCCTCCTCTTGGATTTGCTCAACGCTCATTGCGCCAATGCGGTTTAGGATTTCATAAACCTGCGCACGCTCTAATGCAGAGCCACGCAAGAAATCATCAATATCAAAACGAATTTCCATGCCATTTGGCACAAAATCTGGTTGGCTAAGTCTTTGTTCAATTGCTGTCAGTATTGGGCGAAGTGAAAAGTCAATCAATGCTTTTCTTTCGGCTGTCATGTTTGAATAAGTCATTGAAGTAGTTTCAGCAGATACAAATGATGCAGGAATACCAGATGCTCTGCTGATTTCCAGAGCGAGGTATTGACGAGCTTCATTGAGTTGAAGTTTGGCAGGATCAAAACCTAATGCTTGTAATTCAACATCAGCATTCAAGAATGCAGTTGCTCTTGTTGATCTTGATACTCTCCATGATTCTAATAACTTTGTAATTCGCTCAGGAGTTAAATTCGTGCCATTTGATTTAAGAACCATTTGTGGCATTGGCTCTTTAGCATACATTTCAGCTGCTTTTTCTAATTCAGCAGCAGCTTTAATTGTGCGACCTGCACGATTTAGAATTCCTTCATCTAAACCATTGAATACAATTAATGAACCATTTCCAAATGGAGGAACTTTTTTATTATCAACTGTGTAATACTCAATCTCAGTTGAGTTGCTATTTAATGATGCATAAACTCTATTAGGTGCAATTCTTGTCCATGCTCTAATTCTTGAAGCATCTGTGGCCGAGTAACTGTCCATTTGCATTCCATACGCCACGCCGTATAAAAGTAAATCTTCGGCGATCCATGCGTAAATTGCTGAACCAGCAACTCTTGGATCAGGTTGCATAATTACTCTATTAGGTCTTACATGTTCATTTGTAAAATGATTGTATTGTTCAAGTGGTAAAGATCCAACTGTTGAACAGATTATATTTCTTGCGCGCGCTCCCGACGGAATAGCCATATACTGTTCGCGAGTTGCAGTTGTTGATCCAAATAAAATTCCGCCAACTAATTGTTGCGCATTGTAAGGTGCTAATGCAGCAGCTACATCAACTTGAGAATTTGGTGTATTTGATCTAGTAGTAAATCGGTCTAATAATCCCATTAGCACATAATATACCATATATCCTAATTATCCGACTTGAATATCAATTTCCGTTTCTTGTTGTGTCGCAAAATATGTTGCAAGTGCCGAAGCGACAGCTGCACAAACTGCCACTCGACTTGCACGCCTTCCGATGATCCATGACCCATCCCCATAGGGCAGTTTCGCAGCGGAAAGTGTTTGTTGGGTCAGTTCATCCTGCCCTCCATGCTGTAACCGATGGGAATTAATTGCGCCCAGCCATCGATCACAACTTTCAGCGTAAATCGCCCCATCCATGTTTGTGCAGGAAAATCCAGCAGGGATTAGCCGACTTGCGACAGCTTGTGCAGTCCTTGCTGAATAAGCGATTGTCTGAACATTATATTTTCTAACATACGGAGCAATATCGTTTGCCACCGCTAGATCATTTATTGAAAAGTCATTTGACCAAGTATGCAATAAAACTAAATTGAATTTCTCACTCGGAAGTTTTTGTGTTGCAGTAAGTGCAGCAAATTTTCTGTCTGGGCTTAAATCTAATCCAAACCAAGTTTCTTTGTCAGGATCTAAAGGTATTGGATCGGTCTGACACAATCCCCACTTTTGCGCATCAATTGCTGAGTTGATTGTATCTACCCATTGTGCCAAAACTTCAGTTCGCACAATATCAGGGGGATCATTGATAACCGCTTTTAAGTTATCTGGGTGGATTGTAATTCCCAGCGATGGATTGGCTTGAGCGAATGCTGGCCAGTTCATTTCTCCTGACGGAAGGAGAATTGGCGCATCGGGTTCGGCACTCCACTCAAACCAACCGATCGGATCGTTGGTCGTAGCTGATGCCAACGCTCTCTCGCGAAGTTTGTTCAAAATTACTGAATGTTGGTCGCCGGCCGAGCTGTAAATCCATACTTGCGGATTTTTAGCAGCCATCATGGAATAACGCATTGATGACCAAGCATCCTCATCTTTGTATTCACGCAACTCATCAAGATGAATCGTTTCTGGCTTACTCAACCCTCTCGCAGCATTGTTGGCTGCTTTTACAACAAACCGCCTATTGCCAAATAATTCAATTTCCTCTGCTCCATGTTGCCATCGGATTTTCTTTACTTCCTTTTCAAGTTCTGGATGTTGTTCAATTAATGTAACAATCTGTCTAAATGTTTCAAGTGAAGTTGTAAGTCTGTGAGCTGATGCAAGCTGTAAGCCTTCGCCCCAAACAAACATGCCAGTCAGGATTCGCAACATCATAAGTGTCGATTTTCCTTGTTGGCGTGCCATAATCAATCCTAGTTCGGAGTGGCACCATCTCCCGTCTGGTCTAACTTTATGGCCATGAATGCACACGAATTTTTGCCATTCCATAAGATTGATCCCAAGTTCAGTAGCGAAGTCGATCATCTCTTGACCCTTTGAAGGTAAATCATTGAGTTTTGAGTGAATACGGGGAGTTTGCACACCTCCTAATTCTGAATAAGTCTGATCTAAAAGGATCTCGCCTGTTTTAAGATCAATCAATTTGATCCTGTCTGATCGTGGGCGATCGAGGTGTTTTGTGGGTTAGAAAAGGAAAGGGGGGTCGGTGGTGTTCTCCGTGCGGCAAAAAACCGCCCACCTTTTGCAAGATTACATCTTTTACAACTCGCAACTAAATTATCATCACTATCGTTGCCACCTAATCGTCTTGGTATCACATGATCCACAGTATCAGCCTCTTGACCGCAATAGACACATATAAACTGTCCGGCACGCAACACACGCTCTCTTATCTTTCGCCATTGTCTAGTCGAACCACTATCTCTTAACGCTGATCTACTCAATGCCAGCCCTTCAGCTTCCAATGATCCAATGCTTTACACATAGATCCATACCGATTGAGATTGTATTTGATTCCCCATTCTACCTGCTTGTAACCATTAGCAGTCTTTAACCATTTGCTCTTACCTTGTGGTATTCCATAATGATTACCGGATGGTGATACTGCATTAGGGTTCCATCTGCTTTCATGAAAGTAAAGAGTATCTAAACAATAGAATTCATTCAGATTGTTAAGCTGTATGAAAGCCCATTGTCTGTAATGATTAGTTCTATCTTTAGCAACGGAATCATCTTTTGAAATGCTTATGGTTAAGGCTATGAACAGAGGTATCACCAAACCAAACCTTGCGATCTTTCTGCTTCGCAGATCGCCCTTTCGCTCTGAAAGCGAATTTGCGTTTAAGGGTATCATATATGTCAAATAGGATTTCATTTTAATTAACAAAACCGCAGGTCAGACGGCATGTCGTAGTTATCATGTTATTAAAAGGATCGCACATGTATGACAATCCATATTAGCAAACTGCCATGATCCACACTTTGTGCAACGCTGGACTGGCTCTTGCGTGTCAGTAGCTTCTGCTAGATTCTTTGTTCCAACACAGCCACAATCTTTACATTGATAAACCCTGAATCCCTCAGCTGTGTCGAATTGGTCAAGCCAAATGAATTCAGTTTTTCGACTGCAACCATTACATTTGAATTTAACCACTTTTACCAGCCCATCCAGTTCCCTTAAAGATAGTTGGCACAGCTGTATAGACACGCCTTAAAGGTGCGCCACATACTTGACAATGAGGGATTTTATGATCCATTGAAAAATCCAATACAATCAGCAACCCCTCACCATCGCACATATAGTCGTAGTTCGGCATTTAAGGAATCCGATTTATTGCGTGGCAGGAATAGCATCGAAGCAGATCGCCCTCATGAAGTAATCTGTCATCGTTGCAAACATCGCACACAACTATTGATGGCTCGACTTTAACTCCTTCATCTGTAAAAGTAGCAGTTAGACCAGAGCCATCGATTATCTGTAATTCACCCATTATTCACCCCCTTCAAAATACCATTTTCCGTTAGCTGTAAGTTTTGCCCATTTGGCATCGCATTGTTTTGCTTTACAAACATAACCATAATAAGGCTTGCCTCCTTTAGAGATACCTTCTTTAAGAATATGCCCATGCTCACAAGCAGGAGGTTCATTAGGCGTTGATGCGCCAATTTGATCGACCACATCTCCAACAGTCCATGCAACTGGAGCAACATCTTTATCAGCTTCAAATGAACTACGAAGTGCAGTTTCAATTGCAGCAGACCTCCCGGACTTTCCGTAGATGTTTTGCTTGGCTTCTAGCTTGTCTTTGAAAGAACTTGGCGCAGGATTGACTACCTTTGCCATTTCCTCTCTTGAAGCTCTCTTTCCTTTAGCTGCAAAACCAGCATTTGCAAGCGCACGACCGATCGCTGAAGTTTCACAATTTTCCAATGCAGAAGTGCTATTAACACCCTTTTCTGTAATCGTTTCAAAAGCAAGACCAGTTGCACATGGCTTGGCATCTGCCTCTGTTTTGAATAATTTAGCAAATACAACGAATCGAGTGTTTGATGCCTCGATAAGTTCTGTTTCCACTCTGGAATCTGGGAATTTGTCATGCCACTTCTCCAATCTACTTTCAACAGTTTCATAGTCCTGTAAATTAAACATTGTTAATCCTCCCAGTTTTCGTCTTTGACGGCATCAAGCACAGTTTTATAGACAGATCCATAGGCGATGAAGTCTTTGATACTGTCCTCATGATCTGGGGTTTCACTAAGCCTAGAAATCTTGACCAACGCCATACATAATGCAGCTTGGTGTGGTGTGATTGGGAAGTCAAGATATGCAGACCATAGACCTGCAATTCGTTTGTGGTTGTAATACGGATGTCCATAAACGCTTCCGCGCTGTTGGATCGTAGTAATGACCTCATCAAATAACTGCTCAGTATTTGTCGGCATTGTTTTTATTCTCAATCATCCGGCGGTGCATGTCCCAGCCATCTTTGCGACCGCGCCAATAATGAGTTTGTTTTGCGCTTTCATGAACTCCGTATGCCCAGATAATTGCAACCATACTTGCAACCCAAACTAGACCAGCTTCTTTTAATGTCATTTTGTAGCCCACTCCCTTATTACTTTAGGCATCGCAACAGGATTTCTGTCATCGATTACTTTATAGGTTGCTCCTGACGGATGGATAGAAGGTGCAGCAGCAACATAACCTTTCCATTTGATGTCAATCCCATCAAACAATTTACCTTTGAATACATCAGACTTATCAGCTGTGTAATAAAGGTGTAAGCCATCACCTGTTTGAACTGTGTATGTTGGCTCAAACTCAGGCAGTAATTCGCCTCCGTTGCGATAATCAATATCAAAAACAACTAAACCTGATTGATAACAGGCTATGCCAATGTTGATTTTGTCATCGTAATCAAACCAAAAGTTAATAAGTTTCTGGTCGGTTGTAGCTGATAGATAAGCCCTTTGAGCCAAGTCAAAGTGTGGATCTTTCTTGCGTGGCAATAATGGCAAAACTGCCCATCCTCGCTCCGCGTATTCTAAAGCTGTATCTCTACTGCCTAGATCTAACTTCATGCGCTTACCTCAACCAATTGAACTTTGATGATTGTGCTTGGAGAAGCATCGCAATTGATACATGGTTCGTTTGATCCAAATTCGCTGAAATAATACTCAGCTGCAACTTGGCATTCCTGACACTTGCCATAACTTACTTTTGGCATTTTTATGCTATTCATGTCGCTCCCTACATATCCACACACCCTGTGCAGATACATAAAGGATGACCTAAATCAAGTTAATTATCTACCTGAGTGTCGGCGTGTTCTATAACGATTAGATAACGCCAAGATCCTCAAATTCATCGATATGAGTATCAATCGTGCGTTCGAGATAGTCGCTTTCAAGACCCATAAGACCTTTTGTTGTAGGTAAATGAACCATCGTGATTAACTGGTATCAGTTCTACGCTCATACCTTTCTTCCCAAAGCTTAATACAACAAATCCCATATTCCAGTCGGCTGAGGCATATTTTAGGTAACTTGCCTTGTTTTTCATGTCCATAAGATGACCAGCCTCGATACCCCAAATCGTTGAATAACGCCCGTTTAAGCCAGTTTGATGCCTTACAGCACCCTGCCTATGGGTATGCCCACAAACTACGCCCCCAGTAGCCCCTGAGTGCCATTTTTTGGCTAGATTTAGGGCAGTTATGCCTGCGTGCTTAGACATGACCCCCTCATCACCATGAGCCAAGAAAAACCCTTTCTCAAATTCATAAGCTCTCTTATGGAAACGGATGCCCAGATCTGAGTAATTCATAAATTTTTCATACACCAGTTCAGGTAATCCAAGTAATGATGGCGCACCTTTAAGCAAGGTTGTAAATAATCGATCTGTATGATTTGATCTAATTATATCTGTGGTGCCTAGATCATAAAGAATGTTTTGAGCAATTGTTCTTTCCTCATCAAGTGTTTCAGCAAATTCTGTTTTTGTCCCCTTTACCCAACGCGACTGTGAGGTCATATCTAGCTCATCACCAACATTTAACACATAATCAAACTTTTCATGCTTACTCATGCGGATTAAGTTAGACACCGCTTTTGGATGGTGAAGTGGAATTTGGAGATCCGGCGTAATCAAATACCTGCGATTGGCTTTAATCTTCATCCTCATCGGGAGTAGGAATAACTGGGATAATTCCTTTGTCGCCCACGATCCAGTCAGGCATCGATTCAGGACTATCCATTAGATAGAGCGCAACGGATTCTGAAAATCCAGCCTTGCGTGCAGCTCTAAACATTTCATGTTTGCAGATATACCATTGATCCAATTTGGTTAATGGATCAGGAGAACGGCGAACGATACGCCTATTGATCTTTTTGCGTTTCGATGATTTGCGTGTGTTCGCCATGTGATAAGGCTAACGCTACTTCGAGATAATTCGGATTATTTCCTCTTGGCGTGTTTCAATTCTAGCCAATCTATCAGCTAGTGATGATCCACCATTCGGAGTTAAAGTCCAAAGCCATCCTTTAATAAGATAACGAAGACCCGTAAAGAAACCGACCAATACGGCGGTTATGCCAGCGGCGAAGCCAGCCCATTCTGTCGCGGTCATTTGCCATCAATACCATAATCAACTTCTTTTGCAGAAGTAGGATCAATGGCTTTGATAACAGGAGCAATAATTGCACCAAGCAAAATTGCGTATTCAGGCTTCATATCTCCCACAATGGCAAGAGCCACAGTTATTCCAGAAGCTGCAACAGCTCTTAAGTATGACTTGATTGCTGCTTTGTGTTTGTTAGTTAGTTTCATTACTTGCCTCCTAGTAGTGGGATGTCAAAGAACTCTGAATTATTGTCTTGGTCTGATTTGAAGCTGATATGAATATGATGATTGTGCTTGTTAATGCCTTTGTATTTACGCCATTTCCAACCAAATAAAGGTGAGGCTATTTTCTCCTCGAAAATTACATAACTGATACGGCCTTGATGTTTCCCATACAATCTAATCTGATCTGCCAAATATGCTGAAATCCTTTTATCGTTAGAAAGCCCAGCAGAAATGTCCAATCCTCTGACACATCCTGTTTTTTCATCAGGGTTGTGATCGGACTTTGGGGCTCTTGATAAGTGTGATACAGAAGCAATCCATCCATCACTTTTACGATCCCTGTCAGGGAAGCAGTCATCCGTTTGCTCTCTTAACTGAACGGCAGCTTTAGATAACCAAGCCTTCATTAGCCAAGTATCGTTTTAAGTTCATCAGCAGTTAAACCAAGACGATCAAGAATTTGTGCCTTGGCAATTGCCTTTGCTTCCGCTTCGGCTTTAATTTCAGCATCAACTTGTGCTTTGGCTTCAACCTTAGCAATTTCTTGAGCAGTCATATCTCGCTCAATAATTTCACCAGTTTCAACATTATGGATTTTAATTGTTAGTTTTGTATTAGCCATTATTTGATCCCCCAAAGAGTATAAGTACCGCCACCAAAAGTTACAGAACCGCCTTCGTTTGCTATGGTAATACTTGAAATTGCTGCTGTGTTATTTAATGATGTATTTACAAAAGTAATATAAGGCCCTTGAGTTGGTCTTTGAGTTCTGCCATAACATTGAAAAACTTTTTTAGTCGAACCAGCATAATTTAGAAATCTAATTCCGACATAATTATTTTGATCTGTGGCAGCCAAAGCATAAGAAGCATCTCTTGAAATACTTGTTGCATAAGCAGCAGCAGTTGCAACAGATCCATTAGCGTTCCAAACATAAATTCCCTGATAATCAGTTTGTCCTGTAACTGTTACATCTGTGCCATAACCACCTGTATTTGGATAATGATTTTCTAATTCTAAAAACAAGTCATTATAAGTTGATGGAATTGATGAGATTACTACGCTTGAACCTGACAATGAACCACTTGCAATAGAAGTCATTCCGCCACTCGAAGCAGTAGCCCATGCTGGCACTCCACCGCTAACAGTTAAAACTTGACCAGTCGATCCTATGCCAAGTCTTGTATTTGTATTTGCAGTTGATGAACGATATTCAATATCGCCAAGTGTTGTTGATGGGTTTAATGCTTTTGTGGTTGTATCAACAGATGTTCCAAGTGTGCGAATAGCAGCTGCGCCATCCTTAACCAGCGCGGTGTCGTCTGGTGTAGTCCAGCCATAGTTAGTAGTGGTTGCCATATTGTCCTTTATCTCAGGCTACGATTGTAGCGTATTCCCATGTCAAAGTTGCATCTATGGTGTTCCAAGCCTCAGTTATTGGTGTCGTATTCCAGCGCATAGCCACTTGACTAAATGCAACTGGTGAAAGATTTAGCGTTACATAAAGTTGATTAAAGCTGACAGACCAAGACCAACCCTCAACA